GGTAATGCACTTAAAGTGGTTCGAGTTTCTAGTGGTCACCTTAACGCGACTGCACAAGGAACAGGACAGCTGATAAAAAATGATGAACATTATTTGAATAACTATTCAGATGGTAGTCTTAACTTGGGTAATTGGGCAGCTAAACATCCAGGAGTACTGGGTAATAGTATAAAAGTATCAATGATATCACATAGCTCTAGTGATTCAGTCTTTAATGGCTGGGCTCACAAAGCTAACTTTGATGCTGCACCAGGTACATCTACAGCGGCAGCTGCAGTTGGCGTTACTAACGACGAACTGCATGTATGTGTTATAGATGAAGACGGAGCTATCTCCGGAACAGCTGGTACAGTATTAGAAGCATTTGGATTCTTATCACAAGCATCTGATGCTAAAAAAGATGATGGTACTACAAACTTTTATAAAGATGTAATCAATAATCAATCTGAATATATACGTTGGATTGACCATGATACAAATTTAGATGAAGCTGGCTTTACCTTAGCAGCCGCAAAAGCAGCTAACACTGATTCAGAAGGCGCTAATACATTTAAGACTCATGGTTCAGCAATGGAGGCTTCACTTTCAGGTGGAACCGACGATAACGCTCCTACGACAGGAGAAATAGCAGCAGGATTCGATTTACTCGAAGACGCAGAAACTGTAGATGTTAATTTACTTTTTGCAGCTCCAGACGTTGATGGCGCTGAAGCAATTGCAGAAGATTTAATATCCATAGTAAATGCAAGAAAAGATTGTATGGCATTTATTTCGCCACCAATAGACGACACAGTTAATACATCATCAGCAGCAGCTAATGTAAAAGCTTTTGCAGATGGATTAACTTCAACATCATATGCTTCATGTGATTCTTCAGCGGTATATGTTTACGACAAATATAACGACGTATACAGATATATCGGTGCATCAGGACATATGGCAGGACTATGCGCAAATACTGATTCAGTAGCAGATTCATGGTTCTCACCAGCAGGTGTTAACAGAGGTCAACTATTAGGCGTAACTAAATTAGCTTTCAATCCAAAGAAAGCTGATAGAGATACTCTTTATAAAGCAAGAGTCAACCCATTAGTATCATTACCTGGACAAGGTACATTATTATTTGGTGACAAAACTTTATTAAGTAGACCTTCAGCATTCGATAGAATAAATGTAAGAAGACTGTTCATTGCATTAGAAAAGGCAATTAGCACAGCAGCTAAAGCCCAACTATTCGAATTTAACGACGAATTTACAAGAGCTCAGTTCAGAAATTTAGTTGAACCGTTCTTAAGAGACGTCAAAGGTAGACGTGGACTATCAGATTTTCAAGTTATCTGTGACACCACTAACAACACAAGTGCAGTGATTGATGGTAATAAATTTGTGGCTGATATCTTTATCAAGCCTTCAAGAAGTATTAACTTTATATCACTAAACTTCATAGCGACTAGGTCTGGGGTTGAATTCTCAGAAATAGCAGGTTCATAGGAGGATAAGACATGGCAATATTAGGCGTAGACGATTTTAAATCAAAGCTTGTAGGCGGTGGAGCAAGAGCTAACTTATTCAAAGTCACTTTGAACTTTCCTAGTTATGCACAAGGTGATGTAGAACTTACATCATTTATGTGTAAAACAGCTCAAATGCCTGCATCAATAATTGCACCTATCCCTGTATTATTCAGAGGTAGAACATTGCAAATTGCTGGTGACAGAACATTTGACCCATGGAACGTAACTATCATTAATGATGTTGGTTTCGAGGTTAGAAATGCTATGGAACGTTGGAGTAATGGTATTAACAATAATAACGAAAACACAGGATTATCTAATCCTACTGACTATCAAGCTGACGCAGTTGTTGAGCAATTGAATAAAGCTGGAGAAGTTACGAAGACATATAACTTTAGAGGTATATTTCCAACTAACATTTCTGAGATAGAAGTAAGTTATGATTCAGAAAATACTATTGAAGAGTTCACGTGTGAATTCCAGGTACAATACTGGGAATCAGACACTACATCGTAGGTATATAAATAATTTCAGAGGGGGTAAAATATCCCCTCTGATTTAGTGAGGAAAATATGGCAGAACTATTCGGTTTTGAAATAAAAAGAAAAACAGCTCAAAAAGAGCTACCTTCCTTTGTTCCTAAAACGGACGAGGACGGCTCCGGTGTTATTCAAGCGGGAGGACATTTTGGCGCATACATTGATATGGACGGCGACAAAGTCAAAAATGAAGTTGAATTAATTTTAAAATACAGAGATATATCAGCACAACCAGAATGTGATGCTGCTATTGAGGATATAATAAATGAATCAATAGTAGGAGACCATGATGAGTCACCTGTAAATATAGTTATGGACGAACTTGATATCTCTGATAAAATGAAAGAAACAATAAAATATGAGTTTGACTCAGTATTGAAGTTATTAAACTTTAATCAGTATGCTCATGACATATTTAAAAAATGGTATGTTGATGGAAGATTACCGTATCATATTATTATTGAAAAAGGTAGTCCTAAAAAAGGTATAAAAGAACTTAGGTATATTG